CTTTAAACGATATATGGTCTGAAACGTGTGATTGTAACAAAGCATAGACTTGCGGATTGATTTGAACCATTCTAGTAGCCATAAATGCCATGTGAGCAGAAATATGAGCGTCATGATCTTGAAATTCAAACGCTGTAAGTAATTTCATTTGCAATGAACGTGCATTTTCTTTTGCAGGATCCATTGGTTCTGGCTGTTTCGGTGCAGGTTTAAGTAAAGTTTCTATTTGTTTAGTTCCTAATGCCTCATAAACACGTCTATAAGCTTCATGTATGTTATGAATTTGTGGATTTGAACTTGCAATTTGTAATTGTGTCTGTGCAAGAGTCACTCTTTGTGCCATAGACATAATATTTGGATCTGCAACTGGTAAAACATCTACTCTTCCATCAAAATCTGTCTGTTTTATTTGTCTTGGACCACCATAAACGTCATAAGGATACTCAGGCGGTAAAAATTCACCACATATTCTTGCTAAAATTTTAAATTCTAACCTCATTGCATAGTAACATCGCTTATGAACACCGCTCATAACACGTGAACCACGTTCCATCATTGCAATTGTAGTTCCAACAGCTCTGTTTTGTGCATCGTTACCAATATTATTATCAGTTGTGGCAGCAAATTTTTGTCCTGCTTGTACAACAAAACCTAAAAGATTAAATAATGTCGTTGATGGTTCTGTAAATGGCAGATTAAAAAACTGATCTCTTATATTTCCACCTGGTGCATCAACATCTCTGAACTCTCCAGGTTGAATTGGTTGGTCATCATCTCTAACTCTTATACCTCTAGACTTAAATCCTGCAGGTAAATTTTTCAAAGTCCCTGCATCTATTAATTGTCTTAATGCTTGTGTTGCAGCAGTAGATAAACCACCTATCATGTGAGTCAAACCAAAGCCATAAAAACCAAGTCCAGGTAAAAATTTATAATGAACAAAATATTCTACTCTTGCATAGTTTAAATCACCTGGTTTGTAATTTCTGTAGATAGATAAAATTTCTCCTGAACCTTCATCTATTGTAACTACATAAGGTATCTTTACTTTTTTTGCTTTGTCATCAAATTCTTCGTAATCATCTAAATTTAAGTCTACGTGCATTTCTAAAATTGTATGCAAGTAATCTCCTCCTGTGCTTTTAACACCCTCTAACTCATTAATTTTTTTCTCTAAGTTATCCTGTTCTTGTGTTCCCTCAGTTAATTCTATATCCCTGTAAAAACCAGCAGCCATTTTTTTAACCACTTCATTTTTAGTCATCTTAAATGCATGTGTAATTCTTTCACAATCTTTTAAATCAGATGCATAATATGGAACAACTATTTCTTCAGCTTGTAAAAATTTAGAAACGGGTCTTCCTAATAATTCGTCATAATATACTTTTTTAAAAGTAGAGCCTGATAGTGGAAGATAAAATAACATTTGGTCCATGTCAGTTGTAAACTCTTCCATTTCTTCCATAAGAAGATAGTTCATGTATTCTTTTACACGTTCAGCTTGTTGCTCAACAGCTGGTGTTCTAAGACCTATCGTTTGTGTTCTAACTGGGCCATCAGATGGCACTAATTCTTTGTAAGCCTGTGCTTGAAATTGTGTAGTCGCCTCAGACAACATAGGGTGAGTTACATTTGATGCACCTTTGAATGGTCTTGTTACGTTGACATATTTAGTACCAAGTAAATCTAAACCTTTTATATATGCATCTTCCCAATCTTTTCTGGAAACTTTATCTTTTTTGTATTCTTCAATAAGTTCAGAGGCCATTTCTCTCAATGTCCTCTCATCCATATTCTCAGCTAAATTTGCATTGAAATCATCCTGAGGTCTTTCTTCAACAACCTCTTCTCCCTCGATAGAAACATCTACAGGCATACCCTCAGGTTGCTCACCCTCAGTGGATATCTGCGCTTCTTCCTCTATGATTTCGTTATTCTTTTCAACAGCCATAATTAATTATACCTTCTTGTTTTGAATATATCTACCACAAGACCTCCCATGTGTCTGTAGGTTTTTTGAGTTTGCCTCATTAATGGCGATACTTTAACTGCAAAAGCATCGAAATACAACCTTGGATCATTTTGTAAAATTAACTTGTATCCTTTCTTTGGGTCTTTTATTGCTTCTTCGTGGAACTCATTAGTTACTTCTTTACCTTTCATTTTATGTGAATCTGGATATTTAAATTTTTCTTTGCCTATTTTTTTGTAAGGTAGCTTAGGATCAGAATAAGATATTTTTGTAGGCCCTGCTTTTGACCCATAAAAATTTCCTAGTTTTCTCATCAGCTCTGGCATTACAGCTCTACCTCTTTTATCTATTCCTTTACCATCAGCGTAACCATAAAATCTTTCGTTACCTTTTTTATACCCTTGTCTAAAACTTAATTTAGAAAACGGAGCAACGGCTACGTAATCAACACCTTCACGTGCAGCTTTCTGTACTAAATATTTTAATGCATGATCGCCATATGCATCTGCCTCAACAAGTGGAAAATAATCTTGTCTTGAACCCATACTTCCTCTTTGACCAAAAGTTTGATTTAGTTTTCTTTGCACATCTCTTAACTCATTTGATAGAGCTTGAACTTTATTTGGTTGTCTTCGTGCCATGGCTTCGTTCATTTGTTTCATTAAATTTGCTCTATTGTTAGCAAGAAGATTTAATTCAAGATCTGCCTGAAAAGGATTTGCTCTAGTGCTTCCATCAAGTTGTTTTGTTTTTGACAAAGCTTTAGCAATACTCTGGTTTACGTCAGATTGTATTTCATTAATCATAAAAACTTTTTTACCTTCAGGAGTAAATCTTGTATCGTATCTTACATGGTAAATATTATTTGTTTCTTTTGGTAGAACTTCTCCAAAGTGACCGCCCTTATTAAAAGGCTGTTTATTTGAAACTATTGCATCGTCAAGAACCATGATTGTCTCTCTGTAATCTTTACCACCTTGTAAAGTGTAATTCGTTTCTCCTTTGTAAAAAGTTTTAGAACTTTGCATAGGTGCAGCAGCTTCATTAACTTCACCTAAAACCTTGTTCATTATTTTTCTATCTTCTGGTCTCATTCTCTCAAGGTTTCTAACTCCTCGTAATTCTTTTCCAAAAGACTCTAATGAACTTCGTGAGACATTATTTTTTAAACCACCAAGTTGATAAATTACTTCATCTATACCGTCTGTAATTTCATCTGAACCTCTGACGGCTGATGATGCATAATTTTTTCTAATGTTTTTTAGTTGATCAGCAGCTGTTTGAGCAGTACGATCAAAAGTTTCTTGAGCACCTTTTGGTAATCCTAATTCTACAGGTCTTAATCTGTTTACAGGATTTAATTTAATCATGGCTCCTAATTCATTACCATCTAGTTTTAATCCAAACTTTTTTGCAGCGTATAATAAACCACCTGTTAAATCTCCTGCTTCATTGAATATAGCAAGATTAGAATCATACAATTCTTCTTTGTTAATGACCACCTCTTTACCTTGAAAAGGTCCCCGATCGTATCTAAACTTTTTAGGTTCTCTTACAGTTTTGCTAGTGGGTTTTCCAAACACTTTTAAATTAACTTTTCTTGTAGATGTCAAATGATCAACCCATTCGTCTGCAGAGAATTTTCCTGCACCTTTTTTCATTATCCAATCATAAGTTGAGGAACCAAACGCAGGTGCAGTATCATCACCCATGTGAAGTGGTTTAGTTTTTTTTAGAACAACAGGAGGGTTTCTTAATTCTACCTCAGCAAGTTCTTTGCCGGTCTCCTGTTTAAGTGGCTTCTCATAAGTTAGAAGCTTTTGTTTTTGTCCGGTGGCCGGTGATGGATCTGGTTTTTTACCGAATACCTTACGCCCAATCCCAAATAAAATATTCTTAAGGGACATTGTCCCTCCTAGTACATTTTTGTAGGTTTAGTTCTTGCCATTCCGCCACCACGGGCTTTAATCATTGAACCTTTTTTATAGTTTGTAGGTCTCATCATCATTCCTCCACCCATAGCTGACATCAGTTTTGGTGTTTTAGGATTTGGGTTTAAAGATGGATCTGGTTTTGGTGCAGAAGGTCTTCTTCCTCCACCCATTCTACCTTTTGGTCCTGGCGATTTTTTTTCAGATTTTTTACTTTTTAAAATTTCAACTGCTTTTTTTCCAGCTTGTACTGCAGCACCAATAGGAGTTGTTTTAGAAATTGCTGAACCAACTTTCTTTAAACCTTCTTTAATTTTTTTCTTTCTCTCTAGTCTTTCAAAATGTTTTTTAGCTCTTCCGTATCTTGGATCATCTGGTCCTATTACTTTTGGGCCACCTTTTGGTGTTGTTGGTATAGGTCTAAAACCACCTTTAGATCCAATATCTCTTAATCTTCCAATGATTGAAGAATCAACGCCACCGCCTCTTGTCATTATAGATCTACCCTTTTGAGCTTTCATTACTTTTCCAGGTTTCATTTTTTCATCTTGTAAACCTTTACCTCTGCCTTTTGCTTTCTCTTGCTTTAAGATTTTAAAATCTTGTGCATCAATTCTGTTGTTATTATTTTTATCTAACTTTTTCTGATTACCAATAAGAGCTCCTCTTTTATGAGTTGCAACATTAAGCATTTTGTTTTTTGTTTCGTAATCAGCTTTTTTATACTCATCACTTGAAGTTATTTCTTTCAATTCTTTTTGAGATTTAAGTTTTCCCTTAACAATGTTACCCTTTTGTTGAGTGCTTTTGAAACCTCCTGGTCTCTCCTCTGCTTTTCTTAGTGGCATAATATCTCCTAATAATATTTATATTCCTTTTCTAATTTTATTGGTGGGTCATCCCAATCG